TGGCGTTGCTGACCATCGCCTCGACCGTGGTGCTGGCGCTGGACAGCGTCGTCGCCGGACGCCTCGTGCTGTTTCCCGGCGCGTCGCAGTCGGTGCTGTCGGTCACGATGGCGCGCCGGCACACGCACAACGTCATCCTGCGCTACACCGCCGGCACGGGAGTCGATGCGTGGCTGGATGGCGTCAAGGTGGCGAGCGCTGTCGCGAATCCTCTGCCGAGCAGCAATGCCGGAACCCTCACCTTCCTGTCCGACACGACTTCAACCGGGTCGGCGCAATGCTGGTTCAATGAGGCGGCGACCTGGGAACGGGCGTTGTCGTCGGCCGAGGTGACCACGCTGATTACCGCCTCGGCGCGGTGGCTGTGCGGCGCGCGGCGCGGCGTGAACGTCCTGGTGATCGGACAGAGCAACGCGGTCAATTCGCTGTCGGATGGCGCTTGGAACCTGTGCGCGCAGGGCCTCGCCTGGCACCTGGGCGCGGCCAGCTACGGCGTGATCGGCAACCAAGGCAGCTCGGCCTACACCGCGATCGGCGGCCACGGCATCTACAACGTCCGCCAGCCGCCCGGCACCGGCGGGATCTACATCGGCGGCACCTTTCTGGCGGACCCTGGCGACGGCTCCAACCCGGGCGGCTGGAGCCTCGGCGCGGACGGCCTGGCGGTCGAGGCGTATCTCGCCGAATGGTCCGCCGCTGACCTGGCCGACATCGCGGCGATCGTGTGGCCGTGGTTCGAAACCGACAGCACGCGCGAATACAGCGAGGGTGCGTTCTGGCAGGCCGGCGCACAGAACTTCCTCGCCCTGGTGCGGGCGATGCTCGGCCGCACGGCCGCGTCGCTGCCGCTGGCCTGGTGGGACCCGATCGCGTTCTGGACGAACCCCGGCATCCTGATGATCCGCAACGAGATGCCGGCGACGTCGTTGCTTTCCGCACAGAACGCGGTCCGCGCGATGCCTCTGACGGCGGACAGCAACCCGCGCGGCGCGACCTGGGACGCGAACACCGGCCTGATTACCGTGGCCGGCGACAACAATCACCTGGACGCGACCGACAACCTGCGGCTGGGCCAGGTCGCGGCCGGGCCTATGGCGCGGGCCGTCCTGGCATCGAGCGGCGGCGACAGCATCACCGCGATACCGTCGGGCGTGCCGAGCGTCGGGCCGGCGATCACGCATGCCTACCGGCAGAGCAACACGGTGGTCATCGTCACCGTGGCGCACAACGCCGGCACCGACCTGATCGTGCCGCTGCAGGCGGTGAACGGGGCCGGCTGGGCGGTGATGGACGGCGGCAATGAGGCGAGCCCGGGGACCGTCCGAACCGCGACGGCGTGCGCGCGCGTGGACGCGACGCACCTGCAGGTGACGCTTGGATCCGCGCTGACCTCGGCCAGCTCGGGATGCCTGCTGTTCTACCCCTACGGCAACACCTGGATTTTTCGCGGCAACGCGGTGACCGACAATTCGGCGACGGTGGCGCGGCCGGCCGGTTGGGACATCGGCGCGGACCTGGGCAGCGGCTGGGATTGGAACCTGCCCGTGCAGGCGACCGACACGCCGATCCAGCTCAGCGATAGCTCGACGTGAGGGGAGGGGAGGGAAGCATGCCCGACGAAATTACGATGGTGCGCGAGCGCGTCGCGGTGGTCGAGACGTTGGTGCAGACCCTCGCTCGTTCGACGGAGAAACTGGTCAGCGCGGTTGAAACGCTGGCCGAGCTGGTGAACCAGCAGCGAGGCCAAGCCCAGGTCATGTCGAGGTTCGACTCGGCCATGATCGCGACCGGCGCCGGCCTGGCCGGCTCGATCATCACGATGTTGATCAACGTGCTTTTGCCGCCGGCGCCGGGCGCAATCCCGAATCAGTCCGCGCGGCCGAGCGCCCGCGGCCGGTTCTTACATTCCGAGGTAACAATGTTCGTCAAACCGGGACACCGGCAGGATGATCCTGCCGTTCCCTTGATCGTGCGCGGCCCGAACAAGCGGCTGTTGTCGCCGCAGGGCGAGAACGTGTCCGAGACAACCTTCTGGCACCGCCGCGTGCGCGATGGCGACGTGGTGCTGGCCGAACCGCCAGCCCCGCCTGCGCCCGCGCCTCGGCTGGCCGCGGCCGTCGTCGTGGTTCCACCGGTGGTCGATCCGGTCGCCGCGCGTGCCGCTGCCGACGCCTTCGTATGGCAGCCGCCGGCAGCCGCCGGCCAGCTCGAGCACGTCGCGGGCGAACCGCTTCGGCTGACCGCGGCCGAATGGGCGCGGCTGCCGGCGCTCGATCCGCCATCCGGTCCGGCCGTCGAAGGCTTCGCCGTCGCCGCGGCCGAGCACGAGCGCGACCCGGCGGCGCCGCTTCTCACCCGTGACGAATACCTGGCGGAGATCAAGCCATGAGCGCGGCCCTCGGCTTCGAATACTTCCCCTCGACCATGTGGCGCCCGTCCGGCGTCAATGCCGAGTTCAACGCCAGCCAGGCCAACACCGCGACGCAATTCCAGCGGGCGTTGATTGTCGGGCAGATCACCAGCTCCGGAACCGCGACCCCGAATATCGCGGTCCAGGCGTATAGCCAGGCACAGGTAAACGGCCTGTGCGGCGTCAACTCCATGCTGGCGCTGAAGTACGCCAGCTATCGCCTGATGGACCCCTATGGGGAGGCGTGGCTCGGCCCGGTGGCCGATGCGAGCGGCGGCACGAAAGCAGCCGGCAGCATCAGCTTCACCGGCCCGGCGACCGCGGCCGGCACGCTGGCGCTGTACCTGATGGGCGTGTCGATCCCGGTGGCGGTGAACGCCGGCGACGCGGCGACCGTCATGGCGACCAACACCGTCGCCGCGATCACCGCCGCGACCGGGGTTTCGTGCACCGCGGCCATTGACGGAACGAACGCCTACGAGGTCGATCTGACCGCGCTGCACAAGGGCCTCGCACAGAACGACATCGACATCCGGTTCAACTATCACGGCGCGCAGAATGGCGAGGTCACGCCGGCGGGCGTCGGCATCACCATCGTGGCCTTCACCGGCGGCGCGACCAACCCAACCCTGACCACGCTGCAGGCCAACCTCGGCGTGCAGCTCTTCGATTACATCGACCTGCCGTACACCGACACCACCAGCCTCAACTCCTTCCAGGCGTTCCTGTCGGATGCCTCCGGCCGCTGGTCGGCGGAGCAGATGCAATATGGGCACGTCTTCGCGGCCTACCGGGGGACACTCTCCAACCGAACCAGCTTCGGCACCGGGCGCAACGACCAGCACGCGAGCATCCTGGGCTTCTACGACAGCCCGACGCCGGCGTGGCTGGAGGCGTCGGATTGGTGCGCGGCGCACGTCGTCAGGTTGCGGGTCAACCCGGCGCAGGGCGTCGCGACCCAGCAGCTCAACCTGCTGCCGCCGCCGATCGCCTCGCAGGACACGCCCGGCGAGCGCAACACGTTGCTGTTCGACGGAATGAGCACCTTCACGGTCAGCGCGGCGGGGGTGTGCCAGATCGACCGCTCGATCACCACGTACCAAAGCAACGCGAGCGGCCAGCCGGACAACTCGTGGCTGAACACCAATCTCATGTTCCAGGCGATGTATGCGGCTCGTTACATTGCCGCACAGGTCACCAGCCAGTTCATCGTGCCCGGCAAAATCCTGGTGAGCAACGGCACGCTGATCGCGCCGGGGTCGCCGGCCACCACGCCGAACGCGATGCTGGCGGCCGTCGTCGCGGTCTACGCCTACCTGGCCAGCATCTTCATCGTGCAAAACCCGTTGAAGTTCGCACAGAACGCCTACCCCACGCCGGGCACCAAGGGTCAGGTGCTGATGTATCTGCCGATCGACTTCTCCGACCAGGTCATCAACGTCGGCATCCTGATCCAATTCCAGCAGAGCACATAAGGAGCGATTCATGTCAGCCACTTTGGCACCGAGCACGCCGACCAACCGGCGGCTCTCCGGGATTACCGCGGCGAGCGTGAACGGCAGCGCGATCTCGGTCGTTGAGTTTGCGTGGGACCCGGCGAACGTCGAGAACACGACGGTCAGCAGCCTGTCCGGCGTTGACGGCTACGATCAGAAGCCGGTCGCGCCCTATATGTCCGGCAAGTTCCGCGACACTGCCGCGAACAGCGTCACGTCGTTCACCGGGATGTCGAACGCGACCGTGGTGTTCCTGCTCGCCAACGGCAAGCAGATCGTCGGGCACGGCCTCTGGTATGTCGGGCGGCCGAACGTGAATGGCGCCGACGCCGGGTTCGATTTCCGTTTCGAGGGCGTCGCCGGGACGATCCTTGAAATTCCGCCGGGAGCCAGCTCATGACGGCGTGGAAGGAGCCGCCGGCGTCGGTGACCTGGACGCTGCGCAACAAGGACAAGCCGGGGCAGGCGATCATGCACGGCGGCCTGGCGTACACCACCGTCACTGTCGGCGCGCCGACCAGCGAGGACGTGTTGAAGGCCACCGCGGTGCAAGGCACATCCGGCCTGGAGAGCACCCTGCGCATGATCTCGGCGGCTTCGGTCGAGCAGGTGCCGTACGAGGTGATCCGGAGGCAGCCGCAATGGCTCAACCTGCAGATCTCCGATTACATGGATGAATTCGCGGGGGTGCCCGCCCCCGACCCTTTGGAGGCGTGGCGGACCGCCCGCCGGGAAGCGCGCGCGGCGGAAGCGAAAGCCGAAGCGGCGCCCGAGGCAGCGAAGGCGGCGGAGCCTGGGGCGACGGCGGAAGCGGTTCCTTCCTGATCTGGCTCGGCCAGTCCGGCGAGCTGGAGATTCTGGCCGCCCGCGTCGGTCGTTTCTATGGCGAAGGGTTGCGCTGGGCACTGGCGTTGAAGGTGCCGGCGCTGATGCGCTGGGCCAGCCTGATTCCGGGTGTGATGGAGCGCGAACGTGGCGGGTAAGTCGGCCGGGTTCGCAATCGGCATCGGCATCCAGGATGGCGCGAGCGCCGGCCTCGATGCGATCAACAAACGCATCGCGGCGTTGAACGCTCCGGCGGAGCGGTTCAACAAGAGCCTGGCGAAGTTCGGCGAGGTCACCGGGATCAACCGGGCGGCTGAGGGGATGGCAACGCTCGGCGATCGCGTGCTCGGCGCGGCGCGGGCGGCGGAACGCCTGGCCGGCCCGATGGCGGGAATTACCGGGGCAGCCAGCCTCGCCGGGGTCATGGAGCTGAGCCGGAAGTGGGCTGATGCCGGGAACTCGATCAGCAAAACCGCCGATGCGTTGAACATGCCGGTCCATACGCTGAGCCGGCTGCAAAAAGCCAACCTGCTGGCGGGCGGTTCGACCGAGGCGCTGAATAAAAGCATGGGGGGGCTGACGGACACGATCCACGCGGCGTTCTACAACCACGACGCCAACGCGCAGATGTATATGAATTCGGTCTTCGGTCCTAACGAGGCGTGGAGGGATAAAGAGGGCCATATTGCGAAGGCGGAGGACTTGCTCGGCAGGTTGGCGGACAAGGCGGCCACCTATGCCGACAGGTCTACGGCCGGGCGCGCGCTGTCCGTTGTTGGCGTGGATACCGACCTGCTGCCGCTGCTGGAGAAGGGCCAGAAAGGACTGGACGAATTTCTCCAGCGGGCGGATCGGACCGGCGCCGCGCTGACCGACGGGATGGCGGCGGACGGCGTAAAAATGAAGTCGGCCTGGGTCGAGA